TGGCTAACCTGATCGCGCGCTCCCTGACCAAGGCGCTCCAGGTCGTCGGCGACTTCATCGGCGACTTCCAGAAGGCCAGGACGATCCGCGCGAAGCTGGACGTGATCTGGGAGGGGATCAAGACCGCGGGTACGCGACTCACCGAGTTCTTCACGCGAGCTGTCAACGCGATCGACTGGAAGGCGGTGTTCGCTGGAGCCGGTGGCATTGCGGAGGAGCTGGAGAAGCGCATCGCCGAGGTCGACTGGAGCAACGTGGGTCGGCAGATCGGCGGAGGCTTCAAGAAGGCGGCCGACTTCGTCGGTCCGGCACTGCAGAATCTGACGGAGATCCTGTCGAAGGCGCTCCACGATCTGGACTGGGAGGCCGTCGGCGTGGCAGCCGGGCCGGGGATCATCACCGCGATGCTGAGCGCGTTCCACGCGCTGCTCGATCCGGCGTTCTGGGCGCGCAACTGGCAGCTCGCATTGTCCGTCGCGATCGACGCGCTCGGGTTCATCTTCCCCGAGACGTTCGCCATCAAGAAGCTGATCGCGATCATGGTCAAGCCGTTCGCCCGTCTCATCGGGCCACTGGCGCGAGCCATCGGTACCAACATCGCTCGTGCGTTCACCGCGGCGGGTAGCGCGGCGGTCGACGCGGCCGGTCGTCTATCGGAGCGCCTGGCTACCGCGCTCGCGCATGATCTGATCTCGCTACCGGCGCGGCTCGCCGGCTTGGTGCGCAGGATCTTCGGTCCATTCTTCAAGGCAGTCTCCGACCGTTTCGAGAAGCTGCGTGAGTCGACACGGTTTGTGATCCGGCTCATCGGGATCGCGGCGGCCATCCGCACCGTCGAGCGCTTCGTCCACTTCGTCGGAGGACTCTTCACCGGTCTCGTCGACGTGATCCGCGACGCCTGGAACAGGGTGTTCAACTGGCTGAGGCGTAAGGCGATTCAGACAGCCCTGCTCATCATCGAGCCGTTCACGCATATTCCGCGCAGGCTCGGAGGCGGCACGTTCCAGGATCTCAAGAAGGGCTGGCAGAGAACGCTGACGCGGATGGACGCCGACAGCCTCGACGCAGCGAACAAGATCAACTCGAATCTCGACACGATCAAGGACAAGACGGTCACCATCAAGTTCGAGCAGAGCGGCTTCCCGCGCGGTTTCCAGCCGGGTGGTGAGCGGGGACCGGCTCCGGAGCCGACGCCGAGGCGTAGGCCGAGACGGACTGGCGGTGGCGACGGTGACGGTGGCGACGGCGGTGAGACTGGGGCAGAGCGCCAGGCGCGGCTCGAGCGCGAGCGTAAGGCACGCGCGGAGCGCGCGAGGAAGGCGGCGGAGAAGGCCACGACCGCGTACGAGAACCTGATCGACGCGCTGGAGCTGAAGCTCGATATCGCGAAGACGACGCGCAGGTTCTCCGATGACCTCGCGGCGTACAAGGCGATCCGCCAGGCGATCCTCGACCGCATCGCGGTGGTCGGCAAGACGACCGCGCTGGCCCGTGACCTGTTCACGGTCACGCAGGACATGGCGCAGGCCATCAAGGACAACCAGCAGGCGCAGCAGTTCCTCGCGCTCGGCCTGACCGCGGAGGGGGAGAAGCGAGTCGCCAGCTCCGGAGCACTTCTCAGGCGTGCCAAGTCGATGCTGGCCAATCTCAAGGGCACGGTCATGGACACCAAGAAGAACAGGGACCAGCTACGCCGCATCATCAGCGTCCTCAAGGCCAACTTCAAGACGGCCGGTAAGGAAGTGCGCCAGGCGATCCTGGGTATGCTGAATGACATCGCCGGCGGCACGGAGCAGGCCGCGGGACCGATCACCAAGACCAAGGGGCTCAACACGAAGCGCATCATCGAGGGACTCGGCCTGTCACGCCAGGAGGCGGACGCGATCCGGCAGCGGCTCTCTCACTTCAACACGGCCGGACGCGCTCTCTCCGGCTCCGGCTCTCGAGCGCAGCCGGGACGCTTCGTCGACGACCGGCCCATCGTGGTGAACACGACCATCAACCTGGACGGCCAGCGCGTCGCGACTAACACGACTCGCCATCAGCAGCGCGGGAGACGTCGCAACCCGCGGCAGAAGCGTGGGCCTGCGACCTCCTCCGCTGCCTGATGGGTGTCGAGGACTCACCCGGAGCCGGACGCGTCCTGATCGCGGAGACGGCCGGGCCGCTCGTGGCGGAGCCGACCTGGACGCGCTACGACAACATCACAACCTGCCGCAACTACGGCTGGGACAGCTACGCCGGACGGCAGACGGAGCTGGACACGACGGACACCGGCAATGCCACGGTGTACTTCCACGATCAGGACGGTACGTTCAGGGACGACGACCTCGTCGGGTGCCAGATCATGCTCCAGCTGTACGACCCGTTCAACGCGGTCTGGAAGCCGCGCTGGCGCGGCCACATCGACGACATCAACCGGACTCTCGTCCACGTCCCCGGCTACCCGCAGGCCGACACCAGCCTGTCGGCCGTCGGCATCTTCGACTACCTGGGCGGCGTCAAGATGCTGCCCGGCGTCTTCGGTGATCCGGGCGGCCCGGCCGACGTCGTGTTCTACGAAGACGAGCGCGTGGACGACCGGTTCTTCGCGCTGCTCGACGATGCCAACCTCGACACTGACATGCAGGTCATCTTCAGCGGCAACGTGGACGTCAACGAGACGCTGTACGACCCGGACGACGTGATCCTCCAGGCGTGCCGCGACGCGGCCGATGCCGAGTTCCCGGGGATTGCCAACTTCTTCGAGGACCGCTTCGGACGCGCGGCCTTCCACGGCCGCTTCGCGCGACTCGACCCGGAGGGGACGTCGGCTCCGGCCGGAGGATGGACGTTTCACCGGTTCTACGGAGCCACGTACGAGGACGTGACCGCCGGGATCGCGGAGGTCAAGGACTTCAGCTACAACACGCCGCGCGCGCGGATCATCAACTCCTACGTCGCGTACCCGCGAGCTGACCGGAACGGACGGCCGTTCAAGCGTGAGGAGATCCCCGACCTCATCCGGACGGATGCCACGTCCGTCACGGCGTACGGGTACCACGGGAACGAAGCGCCCGATCTCATCATCAAGCGCAATTTCAACAACGACAACTCCGGAGCCGTCGAGTGCGGCCTGTTCGGCGACTTCTACGTCGCCAACTACGCGACGCCGCGCAAGGCGGTGCAGAGCGTGGTGTTCCAGTCCTGTCCGCCCAACGATCCTCGAGCGGAGGCGACCTGGGAGCTGATGACCATCGGCGACATCTCCGACGCGATCAACCTCACGATCGACGAGGCCGGGCTCTCCGATGAGCCCTACTTCATCGACGGCGTCGCGGTCGAGTGCCGTCCGCTCAACCCGAGCTACGACCTCGTGACGTACACGCCGAACCTGACTCCGGCCAGCTACTTCGGCACGGACGTGTTCAACCCATGAGTCCTAACTACCACGGCTGGACGCACCGGCCGAAGTCACTCGGCGGAACCGATCCGCTCACGGGTGTCGCCGTTCTCCACATCAAGCTCGTCGCTGATGACGAGGAGGTCACGGCGAAGGACTGGATCTTCGGCATCAGTGAGGACATGGATGGTTCCGTGCTGGCGCAGGTCGAGGCCTTCCGTCCGCGCGGGCGGTACCCGGCGAGCGCCGGACGCTTCGTGCGGCGCTGGTACGCACCTGCGGCAGCGGAGGAGCTCCTGCACATGCGATCGCTCGTCGACGGCGCCGCGCATCCGGAGGTGCTGCGGGTCGTGCTCGCGCGGGCGGCGCGCTCGGCGCGGCGCACGACCCACTTCGACCTCGACTTCCCTCGCGAGCCGCAGCTCGAGGAGTACTGGTGCCACAAGCACCGCCGCACGTGCAGGCCGGTCGACGGCGCCCGCCGCTTCCTCGTCCGCTACCTGCCCGACACGCTCGCCCGGATCCTCGCGTTCGCCGACGTGCGGGAGGACGGGAGGGAGGCGGAGGTGCTCCACGGCGACGCGCGCGACCTCGTGCTCGAGGGATCGTTCGACGGCGTCGTCACGTCGCCGCCGTACCCCGGCCTCATCGACTACCACGAGCAGCACCGCTACGCCTACGAGCTGCTCGAGCTGGACGATCTCCGCGAGCGCGAGCTCGGCGCCGGCGCCTCCGGCACGAGCCGCGCCGCGATAGACGCGTACGCGGCAGGCGTGGCCGAGTCGCTCGCGAGCGCGGCAGACGCTCTCTCGCCGGGGGCGCCGGTGCTCGTCGTCGTCAACGATCGGCGTGACGTCTACCCGGAGATCCTCGAGCGGG